TATGAGGTCATGTATATAGGCAATCTTCACCAGTGCCCAAAATACCCTTCAGGCTCATGATCGAGCGCAGAAAGCTCGAGACCAACGAGCAGGCCTCGGCTCGCATGCGACGCTATCGTTCCCTCGCGCGCGTACGCAAAGCTAGCCGTCCACTCACCTGCGCTGGATGCTCGCGTCCGGTCCAGGCTACGCTGCGAGCTGGCATGTGGAAATGGACGTGCTCATGGTGCGGTGAATCAGGACGCATTCATGCATGTCCAGTGTGAGTTAGTAAGTCGCAGTACGTTCCTAGTCATGTACTTACCATGCTGATCTGCGCCTAGATCCAGCTCGGATGCGTGTCCAGGCGCTCCTCGAGGCCGGTTTTGAGGCCGGCGGGGGGTGAAATTACGCCGCAGCGCAGCAAAAACGCGGTGGGTTCCCATCGCCAGGGCCTCGTCGTCGGCTCCGCTTGTACCCCTCACGCACATCACTTCTGCGATGGCTGCGCAAGGTGCGGTTGGGGCGCTAGTAGCGCTGCTGTTGCGTGATTGAGGTGGAAGGCGTATGAGTGAGTGCGCGATGGTCAAGCGCGTTCGTGGTTACCCCCTTTACTGTGAGTGCGCTGTGAGTGCGTGTACGTCGCTTGGCGCGCGGGGCTGAGATGAGCGGCCCCGTGGCGCCCTTTTCTATAGCGGATATAGCGGAGCGCGATCCTGGGCCGATGGCGAGGCTGGAGGATGTGAAGCGCGACGAGGGGGCGCCGAGCGAGGTGTTCCGGTTGCTGACGGCTGACGAGCCGATGACGTTGCGCCAGATTGCGAAGGAGTGGGGGCTACCGAAGGGGCGGTTTGTGGAGTGGTTTACCACCGAGCACGCATCGCTGTATGACGCGGCGCTGAAGGTGTTGGCTGTGGATTTGGGGCATGGGGCGAAGGAGATTCTGGACGGGGCGACGATGGAGAGCGTGCCCCTCGCTAAGTTGCAGAGCGATGGGTATCTGAAGCTGGCGTCGAAGTGGGACAGGAAGAGGTATGGCGAGGAGGCGGATGCGGTGCGGGTGACGCCGGTGACGATACAGATAGCGAATTTGAGGGGCGCAGTTGAGGTGGTGACGCCGGTGGCTGTGCTGCCGGAGGAAACGATCTAGCCCTGCATAGCGGCCTCGCCTATAAAAATAATGCTCAGAATAATGAGGTCCTGAGATACGAGCCTGCCGGTCCTGTCGTCGCCGCCTTCCACCGCTCGAATGCGTTTGTGCGAGGGCTGATGGGGCCGGTGGGCTCGAGCAAGACGAGCGCGTGCGTGATGGAGGGGTTTACGCGCTCGTGCGAGCAGGCGCCGCACCAAGGAGTGAGAAGGGTGCGTGGCGCTGCGCTGCGGGCGACCTACCCGGAGCTGAAGAGCACCACCATCAAGACGTTCTGCGAGTGGCTGCCGTTTCTGAAGATGAAGTGGGACGCGCCGATCAGCGCGCGTGGGCGCCTGGATCTCGGCGACGGGACGCTCCTCGATTTGGAAGTGATGTTCATCGCGCTGGATCGCCCGGAGGAGACCGGGAAGCTTCGCTCCCTCGAGCTTACCTGGGGCTACATGAACGAGGCCTCAGAGCAGGCGCGCGAGGTGTTCGACATGGTGACGCAGAGGGTCGGGCGCTATCCGCCGATGAAGTACGGCGGTCCGACATGGAGCGGCGTCTTCATGGACACGAACGCGCCGGATTCCGAGCACTGGTATTACAAGCTCGCGGAGACCGATACGCCGCAGGGGTATGAATTCTTCCGCCAGCCCCCTGGGATGATTGCCGATGGCGACGGGTGGAAGGTGAACGCGCAAGCAGAGAACATCGCTAACCTGCCCGCGGGCTACTACGAGCGCATGGTGCAGGGAAAGAGGCGCGAGTGGGTGAAGGTGTTCCTCGCGAACGAGTACGGCACATTCGTTGACGGGCTCCCGGTATACCCGGAATACGCCGACGAGATCCACACGGCAAAGAAACCCTTCGGCGCGCTCGAGCGCCTGCCCATCGTGGTGGGTCTGGACTACGGCCGCTCGCCTGCCGCGGCGTTCGCGCAGATCACTCCCCGCGGGCAGTTCAGGATTCTGGATGAGCTCTACGGCTGGGACATCGGCGTGGGGGCGTTCGCCGAGGACATTCTCAAGCCCCACATCGCGATGCACTACCCGAAGGCCGAGATTCTCTTCGTCGGCGACCCGGCGGGGATCGCGAAAGAGTCCGACGAGCGAAGCGCCTTCGACGTTCTCGCCGCGCACGGCGTCGTCGCCGTGCCCGCGCACACGAATAAGCTGATGGGGCGCCTCGAGGCGGTGCGCCACTACCTCGGGCGCATGGTGGATGGGCAGCCCGCGCTCCTGGTCAGCCCGACGTGCGAGCGGATCCGCAAGGGATTCCTCGGCAAATATCATTTTAAAAGAATCCAAACGTCTTTTGAGCGATGGAAAGAAGTCCCTGAGAAGGATGAAGCGAGTCACGTGGCTGACGCGGTTCAATACGCAGCGCTTTATGCACGAATGGAAGATGTCAGTGGTGGTCGCTTTAGGGAGAAGCTTGTCTATCCAAGATCCGGCGTGAGGTAGTCATGTCAATCCACTTGCAGGTCCGCGTCACAGCCCTAGAAGTCACGGTGAAGGAATTGCGCGAGACGATTGACGGGTTGATCGAGGCGATGGCGGCGCCGCCGCTTGGGGTGCCAGAGCCGCGGGTGAACCCGAACGGGCCGAGGACGCTTTGTCCGAAGTGCGGCCTCAAGCCGAATTATTACCTCCATACGAAACAATGCCGTGGACAGCTTCTGGAAAAAAACTAAGCAAGGTACAGAAGATGCCTGCTGGCAATGGCAGGGGTGTATCGACGCGCTTGGCTATGGAGCCACGTACTACAAAGGCCAGCAAATTCGCGCGCATCGACTGGCGTTCCTGCTCGCGAACGGGTACTTGCCTAAAGAGGGTGTAGTGAGGCACCTATGCGCCAACGGGAGGTGCGTAAACCCGAACCATTTGGCGCACGGTACCAAGAAAGATAACGCGCAGGACGCCATCCGCCACGGGGCCTTCATAGGCGTGCACAAAAACGCCAAACGGCTTGAGGAACATCCTCACGCAGTCCTGACCAATGAGCAGGTTCTTGCGATGCGCGCCATGAAAAAGAGCGGGGTTTCCGGGGCCGACATAGCACGTCATTTCAAAGCCAATTACAGCACGACGATGGCCGCAATTAGCGGCCAGAACTACGGATCCATCTGATGGCTGAGATGTCCGACGCGGATCTGGTTAGCTGGATCGAGAGCGAGGAAGGCCAATCGCTCGGCTTCCACTCAGGCGATCTGTCCAAAGAGCGCGAACTCGCGCTCGACTACTACCACGGCAAGCTAGACGTGCAGGCGCCTGAAGGGCGCTCGGACGTGGTGGAGACCGACGTTCGCGACACCGTGGACGGGATGCTGCCCGATGTGCTCGACGTATTCCTCTCATCCGACGACGTGGTGAAGTTCGAGCCGCAGGGACCGGAAGACGAAAGAGTGGCGGCGCAGGCAACGGATGCCTGCAACTACGTCTTCTATCGTCAGAATAACGGCGAGCTGATCCTCTACGAGTGGTTCAAGGCTGCCTTCATGGAGAAGGTCGGCGTGGTGAAGTATTACCACGAAGCCTACGCGACGCCGTTGATCGAGCGCTACGACGGCATGAACGAGGACGAGTTCCAGGTGCTGCTCTCTCAGCCGGGCGTCACGGTGCTCCAGCATTCCGCCGCGCCTGACCCCTCAATGCCCGGCATGTCGCTCCACGATGTTCAGGTGCGAATCGTTGACCCGAACGGAAAGATTTGCGTCCACGGAGTGCCGAGCGAGGAGTACCGGATCTGCGTGGATCACAACTCGATATCGCTCAAGGACGTGCGCTTCTTCGAGCACGTGCGCCCGATGACCGTCTCGCAGATCCGCGCGATGGGCATCGACGTGGACCCGGACCAGGCGAGCGATGTCGATACCACATTCTCGCCAGAGTACATCGCGCGCAGGCGCTTTGCCGAGGAGGCGTTTCCCGGCGAGCCGTCGAACTCAGACCCGTCGCAGAAGCTGATGGCAGTGTCCGAAGTATGCGCGCTCGTTGACCGCGATGGCGACGGCCTTGCAGAGCGCCGCCGTATCGTGAAGATCGGAAAGACGATCTACCAGGACGACTACGCGGACCACGTTCCATTCGCCGCGGTCTGCCCGACCATCATGCCCTACCGCTTCTTCGGCCTCTCGGTCGCGGACAACGCGATCATGTCGCAGAAGACGAAATCCATCATCAAGCGAGGCATGATCGACTCGCTCTACCTCGCGCTAACTCCGCGCATAGGCGTGATGGAGAGCATGGTGAACCTGGACGACCTTCTCGTGGGTAGGGTAGGCGGCGTGGTGCGCTTCAAGACGAATCCTAGTTTGGCGATGCAGATGATGGAGCACCGCTTCGTTGGCCAGCAGGCGTTCCCGATGCTCGAGTACGAGGACAACGCAAAAGAGAACCGCACTGGCTGGAGCCGCTACTCGCAGGGCATGGACGCGAACTCGCTCAACAAGACTGCCACCGGCATCTCGCTCATCACGTCCAACTCTGCGAAGCGCGCGAAGTTGATCGCTCGCATGTTCGCAGCGACCGGCGTGAAGGACCTCATGCAGGGCATCAAGCACCTGCTACGTCGCACGCGCGCCGGTAAGCCGATTGCAATGAGGCTTCGCGGCGAGTGGGTGAACGTGGACCCGCGGGAGTGGAAGACGCAGTGGGACATGACGGTGAACGTCGGCCTTGGGACAAATGACAAGGCGGCGCAGGCCGCGCAAGTCGGGCAGATCATGGCGGTGCAGAAGGAATTCATCGCCGCGGGCAAGTCGCACATCGTCACCGACCAGAACCTCTACAACACTGCAAAGCGCCTACAGGAGACCGCTGGCTACAAGCAGGAGGGCGAGTTCTTCACGCCGCCCAATCCGAATAACCCGCCGCCGCAGCCCCCGCCGCCGCCGGAGCTTATCAAGGCGCAACTCGACCAGCAGACCAAAGCCGCCGAGATGCAGTCCTCCGAGCGCATCAAGCAGATGGAAGTCGCCAACGGCGAGAACGTCGCGAAGATCCAGCAGGAGACTTCCATTGCGGTCGCGCAGATCAAGGCCGCGTCCGACGACGCCGCCGCGCGCTTGAAGGCAGAGACCGACCTCGAGATCGCGCGCATGACCCAGGCCGCGCAGGCCTCAATCAAGGTGTTCGAGGCCGGGCACGAGGTAGACATGGCGCAGCAGGAAGCGCAGACGCAGGAGCGCCTTGCGGACAAGCAGGCAGAGAACACCATCACGACGGAGGTCGTGAAAGCCGCTGCCAAGCCGGCAGGAGAAGAAAAGAGCAACGGCGAGGACAAGGGCGAGCAGAAGCAACTGATGAAGATGATCGCAGAGCTGGCCCGCGCCAGCACTGCAGACCGGGAAGTAGTGCGCGACAGCAAGGGAAATATCGTAGGGGTAAAGCTGCAGAGGAAAATGAAATGATGGGCAACTGTCTTACTTACGCCGTTGGGATGCTGCTGGCGGAAGGATTTGTCGGTCGAATTAATGTTGGAATTATCTGGAATTGGCCGCCGAAGCTGCGCTTCGTCTACGTGAACGCCATCGGAGATATTTCCCGGTTCGCCCCGCTGA